ACTCACAGCACTGGTTCGTAATTGTGTAAACATGTTTGGTAGTCTAGGTATTGGTCTAGTCGCAACCAATCACACATACGCAAGCCAAGACATGTTTGATCCAGACGACAAGATCAGTGGCGGTCAAGGCTTTATCTACGCCAGTTCAATCGTGGTTGCCATGCGTAAATTGAAACTGAAACTCGATGCTGATGGCAACAAGACCACAACTGTGCAAGGTATTCGTGCTGCTTGTAAGATCATGAAAACTCGTTATGCAAAGCCGTTTGAAAGTGTGCAGGTCGAGATTCCTTATGAAACAGGTATGAGTCCATATAGTGGATTAGTCGACCTGTTCGAAGCCAAAGGCATGCTCAAGAAAGAAGGTAACAGCCTTGTCTACACTACCAAAGACGGCGAGATCATCAAGCAGTTCCGCAAGGCTTGGGAACGTAATGAGAAAGACGGCCTAGACATTGCCATGGAAGATATTTCCAAACATGGTGAAATTTCCACATCTGAGATAACTACTACAGTTGAACCAGACTTGGAGGAAGCACAATGAAAGAAGATTTAATCGCTGACCTGTGGCACGTGGTAATTGGACATATTCCTGAAAAACAAAGACCGGATGTGGCCACTGATTTTGTAAACACATTGCTTGACTACGGTATCAAAGAAAGTGTGTTAGACAGTTTGCAAGGAGTAGATCCTTTTCTTGACGAAGCTATCACATACGCCATCGACGGTGAAGAGATCGAAGAAGATGTAGACAGCTACGACGAAGAGGAATAAATGAATTGGTACGACAAGGTTAGTAAAGATATAAGCAACATTCCAGATGCTGCGGCCTATTATGAAGCTGAGTTAATCGAAGCAAAACAAGATGTCCGCATAGCGGGTAACATCGAGAAGGCAAGTTCGCAGATGCCCGGCATTGTGGAAGAACGCTTTAATCAACTTCAAGAAATTGAAGGTATCCTTGAATACTTAAATATTGAACTTCGTAGACTTCGCAGTCAACATTTTCGCAAGTATCTCGAAAATTATCAACGAGCTTTATCTTCAAGGGACTGTGAAAAGTTCGTTGAAGGTGAAGCTGACGTTGTAGACTTTGAAAAAATTATCAACGATTTCGCTCTTCTACGCAACAAATGGCTGGGCATTATCAAAGCACTTGACCAAAAACAATGGCATCTCAGCAACATTGTTAAACTACGAGTATCTGGACTAGAAGACGCCAGTCTTTAAATACTAGATAATATACGCAGATAAATATCTGCATGAAAATCGTTTTAATTACTGGTGGATTTGATCCCCTACATTCCGGGCACATTGCCTACTTCAAAGCTGCAAAAACTCTAGGAGACATGTTAATTGTTGGATTAAATTCTGACGATTGGCTTGTCCGTAAAAAAGGCGCGGCCTTTATGCCGTGGAACGAACGACTGTGCATCATCAATAATCTATCGATGGTTGACGAAGTTTATACCTTTAATGACGATGACGGATCAGCAAAACATTTTATTCAACAAGTGCGAGCACATTATCCCGATGCCAAACTGATATTTGCCAATGGCGGCGATAGGACCAAAGATAACATTCCAGAGATGGATGTTGTAGATTCCAATTTGTCATTTGTATTTGGTGTGGGCGGCGAAAATAAAATGAATTCTAGTTCGTGGATTCTTCAAGAATGGAAGGCTCCTAAGACCGGTAGGGCCTGGGGATACTATCGTGTCTTGCATGAACAAGGTCAAGAAGTCAAAGTCAAAGAACTTACGGTATTACCTAAAACCTGTCTCAGCATGCAACGCCATCAAAATCGAGCAGAACATTGGTTCGTGTCTGAAGGCATCGCTACAGTCTATACTGTTGACCAATCTACAGACATGGATCTGCTAGGTGAATTTACTCGATTTCAACATATACACATCAACAAGCATCAATGGCATAAGTTATGCAACGAAACCGATCAGCCTCTGAAAGTTGTAGAAATACAATACGGAGATCAGTGCATAGAAGAGGATATAGAAAGAAAATGATTCCAATTTTTATTGGGTATGATCCCCGAGAAGCCATAGCATACCATGTGTGTTCAAACAGTATTATTAGACATTCTAGTCATCCAGTGAGTATTAACCCGTTGGCATTGAACATATTAAAAGACTACGAAGAAAAACACACCGACGGTAGTAATCATTTTATCTACAGTCGCTTCCTTGTTCCACACTTAATGCAATATAAAGGTTGGGCAATATTCATGGACGGCGATATGTTATTGCGTGACGACATTGAAAAACTATGGGCATTAAGAGATAATTCAAAAGCAGTTATGGTTGTTAAACACGACTACAAAACTAAAATGTCTGAAAAGTATCTTGGTGCCAAGAACGAAGACTATCCTTGTAAAAATTGGTCTAGTGTGATACTTTGGAACTGTGGGCACCCTGCCAATGCTGTGGTTACTCCGGAGTTTATACAAAATGCCACTGGAGCACAGGTACATAGATTTACATGGCTTACTGACGACTTAGTCGGCGAACTTCCAGTAGAATGGAACTGGCTGGATATTGAATACGAGTGGAACCCTCAAGCAAAATTAGTTCACTATACCCTAGGAACACCTTGCTTCCATGAATTTTCAGACCAGGGTGATTTCTCCAACGAATGGCATAGAGAAAAAATTTACGTAGATTATTGTCTACAGCACGGTCTATGATCTTTTTAAGCAAAGACGGCAAAGATCCATATATTAACATGTTTGCACAGGGGTGCAACACTAGAACAACTTCAACTGAAGATTTTAATTACAACGACAGTATTGATCCTATTGTATTAAGAGGTATACTTAAGAAAAAGTGGATACACCAATGTTGGGAAGATAGTCGTGATTTCTATTATATAGACACGGGATATTTTGGCAATGAGAGAACTGATTCAAATCCCAATGGTTGGAAAAATTGGCATCGTATAGTAAAGAACAATCTACAACATGGCGAGATCGTGCCAAGAAAAGATGATAGATTTAAACATTTTAATAAAAAGTTTCAGCCCTGGAAGAAAGATGGAAGAAAGATACTAGTAGCGAAACCAGATGAAAAACCCATGCGATTCTATGACTACAATCTAGATATTTGGTTAGAACATACAGTAAATGAAATAAAAAAATACACAGATAGACCTGTGGTAGTTAGAGAGCGGGCACCTAAAAGATTAGATAGAACAGTTAACGATACACTAGAACAGGCCCTCAATGATGATGTATTTGCATTAGTTACATTCAACAGTGTAGCAGCTACAGAAGCTGTATTCCTTGGAATACCTGCATTTACTCTAGCACCGGCTAATGCAGCTAGTCCTGTTAGTTTGCAGGATCTATCTAAAATAAACGAACCTTACTATCCCGACCAAGATAAATTATATGCGTGGGCCTGTCATTTGTCATACGGGCAGTTTCATAATTCAGAATTGAGAAACGGCAAAGCCATGGAGATGTTATTAACATTATGAAAGAACTATCTTTAGAAGAATCTCTGGTCGTAGGGTCGAATCATTTTTGTACTACGGATATGTCCAACATTGATAACCCTATGGTTGTTCGTGGGGTAACAAGCAAAAGCGAAATAGTAGAGTGCAAAAAGACGAACAGAGATTTTTATTACATAGATACTGGTTATGTAGGTAATTTTCCAAGTGTAGGAAACAAGTCAGGTAAAAAATGGTGGCACCGAATTGTAAAAAATGATCTACAACATATTACCCCTCAATCAGTTCCCGCCGATCGATGGATCAATCTTCTTAACCAAGATCCTAGATTGAGTTGGAAAGGCTGGAAACCTTTTAATAAAAAGATATTATTGGTATTGCCGAATCCCAAAGCCTGTAGATATTTTGATATTGATTGTGATACATGGATTAAAGAAACTACTGAAAAAATAAAAACATATTCTAATTTGCCGATTGAAATCAGGGCGAAAGGATCAAGAAGTGAAAGGGGACATGGATATTCAATTTACGACGCATTTAATTCTGGAGTTTACGCCACGGTGTCATTCAACAGCATAGCATCATTGGAAAGTGTGCTATACGGCATCCCGGCATTTGTTTCGGTGCCTTGCGCAGCCAGCACTCTGGCATCTACCGATCTATCCACACTCGGAAATCCATTCAAACCTTCGACAGAAAATATAACCGAAATGTGTAAGACCTTGGCGTATGGCCAGTTCACCCAAGAAGAAATTACCAACGGTACAGCCTGGAAAATATTAAATCAATGAAATTACTAGTAAACGACAAAGAACTTGCACACTATCTTATCAGTCTGATAGATTTAAAAGATCATTGCGCACACATTGAGTTAGATGAGCGTAAAACTGCAGAAGCTATACACTTTATCATCGAAAAAAGAGATCATCATAAATTTGATATTGAAAAATTCCGTGATAAGTTTAAAGAAAAACTATGGCGGGGAGTCTCTGCGGATGCTATAGAATGGCGCAGTAAAGTCAACACAGTTTTAGAAAATTACAGAAAAAATTATTTCGGCCAAATACACAAAAAGGCTGAATACGTGATAGAAAAATTAGGTGCTGAAAATATCATTGACGCCTATATGAATAGTGATCAACAATATTTTATCAAAACCGTTGGACTACAAATTGATCCCACAGCAACTATGATTCGTCGCAGAGATTTCTTGAACAGCGCAGAAGACTGTCTATTACGAAACACAGTAGGCAATGAAAATATCATTGTAGATAAAATTGATAATCATCTTCCGTTCTGGTTCATAGATAGCGGGTATACTAATTTTGTTGAATCTAATAAAAAATGGCATAGGCTTACAAGAAATCACCTGCATTTTAATAATCAATTTGTTGCACCTGCAGATAGATTGAAAAATTTCACAGAATTTCCTAGACCTTGGCGTAACACTGGCAAAAAAATATTAGTGGTAGAGCCCGGCGAGTTTGCAGCCAGCATCATGCATGTAGATGTGGAATCTTGGACCAAACAAATCGTCGATGAACTGAAAAAACACACAGATAGACCTATAGAAATTAGATCTAAAACTAATAAGAAAACACGCACTAGTCTTTATCAAACACTGCTAGATGGAGACTACTATTGCACGGTTAGTATCAATTCAAACAGTGCTGTGGAATCTATCTGGGCAGGCATTCCTGCTATCACTCTTGACAAACATGTTAGTAACTCTGTTACTAGAAATAATCTAGCACAGATCAATGATTTATATTATGGCCCGCTTGGCGATTGGCTAGCATGGCTTAGTTATTGTCAGTTTACCTACAATGAACTCATGGACGGAACTGCATACAATATAGTAAAGGAATATCACAGTGTCTAACATCACCGCTGTGGCCTATTATGGTGGAATCCCGCCTACAAACAAGAATCCAGAAAAACCTTTGATCTTGGATAATTTTTTGCAGGGAGTGAAATCGTCCGGGGATCATGCCATTGCACACACTGGGATGAATGCTGTGCCTTGTGATGTAGCATTGATACAGGGGTTTGTTCACGAACATGGTAAATCGGCTCCTCATCTTCAATTGAGACAAGATGCCGTTGCATTGCAGAAAGAAAACAATCGGAGAAGTTTAATCGTAGACAGCAATTTGTTTTTATATGCTGATCCGAATAATACCAAAACCTATCTGAGATACAGTTTTGATGGAGTTTTTCCTACTACTGGATTTTACTTTGATCGAGATATCGATCCTGGACGTTGGCAAAAAATTAGTCACGATTTACGCATAAGTTTGCAGCCTTGGAGAACACAGGGAGAGCACATATTGATTTGCCTACAGCGACACGGTGGGTGGAGCATGGGTGGGCTAGATGTTCAGACATGGTTAGATCAAACTATTGCACAAATTAGACAGCATAGTAGAAAACGTCAGATTGTTGTTCGAACACACCCCGGAGATAAAAAAATTAAATCAATTTTAAAAATTTACGGCAAAGGTGTACGATTAAGTGTTAATGAAAGATTAGTCGACGATTTAAGAGGTGCATGGGCCACAGTAGTATACAACAGTAGTCCAAGCGTGGCTAGTATTATTGAAGGAGTTCCGGCATTTCTTACAGATCATAATCCACAGCGTAGTCAAAGTTACCAAGTAGCGAATACAGATTTAAGTCGATTAGAAAATCCCGAGATGCCCGAGAGAAAATCATGGATTGAACAGATATCTATGTGCCATTGGAATTTTAATGAACTTCGATCCGGAGAAGCTTGGCAATTTTTCAAACAGTATCTCTAACGCCAATACGCTTCTGTTCTTTGAACTTTTAGATCTTCAGGTTTACTACGACCTAATTTCTTTCTACCACCCTTGAGGTGATCCAGCCATGCGCCCCATTGGCTATTAATTAATGGGTGTCCTTCGCCCGACGTCATTCCTGGTGCTGGACGTAGGTCATGCAAGTGTGCTGCCCAATCTAGTTGTCGCATCTGCGGAAATTTTACTCGTACCGCATCAAACACAAAACTGTCATGCCACTCAGCTAACTGAAAAATTCCTTGTTCGGCTTGATCATAGACTCTTTGAAATTCTTTGAGAAAAAGTTGAATGTTAGGCGATCGTAGATTCATTGCATACAAACCACACTCTGAATATTTGCCCCTTCGACCCAGATAGCACAGCTCACTATCAGTGGGAATCATCTTGTATAGATCGGTCATGGTGATAGGACTGTGGCAAATAGTATCTGCATCCATCCATATTAAAATATCCGCATCTGTTTCTTTGACACAATCAAATATGGCATAAACTTTATGTGCAAATCTCACAGCATGCCATTTGAATCCTTTGCCTGAATCTTTTCTTAGAGATCTCACAGGATCCGCCGACACATCGCCGTTGGCCTTAGGCACATCTTTCCATGTGTTTTTAAAAGTCATTAGTTCTGCAACTTCTTCTAGACGTTTCAGTGTGACACGACTGTGATCACGGATCGCAGGGTTGCACTTTTCGGGATATAAATGAAGTATGACCTCAGTAGGCCAGTTCTCGCAGAAGGTGTTGATCATACGCTGTGCATATTTGTTAAGTCCGTCTTCGTGAAAGGTTGTTACTACTGCTATTTTCATTGTTGTTTTTCCCATACGTGAAATGCTCCTTGGAGACTGGTGCATCGCCACCCTGAATCGTATAACGGCGTTGATAGATCCCTAGGCAAAGCGTCGCCGCCTTCAATGAATATCAACGAATTATTTTTCTTCCAAAATGTTTGCAGACTTTCTAATTTAGAGATGTGTTTGATGTCAAAAAATACTGCCCTGACATTTACAATGCTATCTAATCTGTCAATGCTTTGTCTATAAATGAGATTTTTTGCTTTTAGTTCTGTGTTGTCTTCGTTCACAACAAAAATTGTTGAATATAAGTCTAACAGTTGTTCTAATTGACCAAATGCGGCACCAATTACCAACGCATTGTCTGCGTTTTTTGACAATTTACTCAGTCTTTTTTTAATCTTATTCATGATCTATAAATATATGGCAGTATTAACTACGTAGATTATTTATCAACATTATGCGCTTCAAATTATATCGAGAATACGGTGCGTTAAACAGTCCTCCTGTGTTTGACGCTCTAGAACAAGGTTTAAAACAACTAGGGCATACCATTGTGCATGACAACGAAGACGTGTCTGTGATTTGGTCTGTGCTATGGGCCGGTAGAATGCGTTCAAATAAAACAATCTACGAACAGTGTCGACAATCAGGCAAATCTGTGATGATCATAGAAGTAGGAAATCTGAAAAGAGGCGAAACTTGGCGCATCAGTCTCGACCATATCAACAATCTTGGCAGATTCGGCAACGATATCAATCTCGATCCAACTAGACCTGAAAAATTAGGTGTTAAATTGCAGCCAATTGCCACCACACGTCGTGGCGAAATATTAATAGCCTGCCAACATCAAGAAAGTCTACAATGGCAAGGAATGCCTGCCATGAAAGACTGGGTAGCAGACACCATTGGAAAAATAAAACAACATACTCATAGAAGAATCCGTGTGAGATATCATCCTCGGTCAGCATTTCCGTTCAAGCAATCTGGGGTGGAGGTAGAAAGACCCGTGCTTATACCCGATACCTATGACAGTTTTGATATTTTTTACAATTATCATTGCGTGATCAACCATAACAGCGGACCAGCTATTCAAGCAGCCATAAATGGTGTTCCTATAATGTGTGATTCGTCTAGTCTAGCTGCAGATCTCAGCATCAAATGGTCAGAATTAGACAGTCCCTATGTGCCAGACAGAACTGAATGGTTTTTAAAACTATGTCACACCGAGTGGACCGTGGACGAAATACGTCAAGGCATACCAATTTCTAGATTATTCAGTTGACAACCAGAAATCAAGGCTGTATACTTGAATAATGTTACCATCAGAATTTGCCGAAGACATATTTGTTGAGTTTTATAAACTTGTTGCTCAACAAAAAATCTCCATACAAGGTCAAGATTTTTCACCCATCTCAAGTTTTCATGAAAAAATTATCAACAGCGGTGAGCTGACCAAAAATCAGGCGAATTTTCTCATAAAATTATTGGAAAAATACAAGATTGTATCTGCTCAGGCAGGTTTTGATTATAGGTCGCAACTACAAGATCTCAAATGGCGCAAGCCGTTTAGAGTGTTGGATCTCAGTAAAAAAATATATGTAGAACTGCGTGAAAACAAACTGGAAATTTGTCTAAAATTTCCGTATCAGCTGAAAAAAGAATTTGAAGATGAGATTGAACGTCGAGAAACTCTTTACGCTTACAGCTTTTGGGATCCCGATGATAAGGTAAGACGCTTAGATTTGTATCAGTATAACTTAATCACATTATATGAATTTGTCTGTAAGCATAATTTTGAAATTGACGATACTTTTATGAACGTGTTGTCGGATGTAGAAGAAATTTGGCAAAATTCTGAGGATGCTACACCTTACAGCGAAGTTGATATAAATGGCGTTCAATTGAAAAACGCCAGTGACGAAACAGCGGAGTGGTGGCAAAGTAATAAAACTAGTAACATCAGCAAAGATTTGTTATTAGCTAAAAGTATGGGGTTTTTATACCAAGAAAAACCACATACTTTAGTGGAAAAAATCGCAGCCAGCCAAGAAAACAGCTTCTGGTTGAAAACCAATCAAGATTTTTTTGAGTTATCTAAATCTTTTTCCGGACAAATATGTATATTGCTAGATCGAAGCAGCGCCACATTGCCGTGGCTGCAAAGTTTTGTAGCCGATGCTGAAAAAAGTGGAGTTGATCGTGAAGAAATCAAGGTGTGTTTTAGAGAAAACAAAGAATCCACTACTGGGCTGAATGACTGGATCAAGGTTGCAGGAGTTGGCGGCAAAGTCGAAACTGGTAGGATATTAATTTTTGAATCAAAGCCGGCTAAGTGGTTGTTTAAGACAAGCAATGATGTTACACTAGTAGTAACAAATAACATTTTCCCACCAACAAATACCATGGCACGGGATTGGTTTATGTGTCATCCCTGTGTGATATATCTTGGTGATACTAGACCAACAGAAACCAAAGGACAAAAAATTGTTGAACTGTAAGTTAACAATCAAAGACGAAGTAAACATCAAGGTAGAAGGGCTACGAGTTGAAACACGACGGAAAATTGTCAATAAATTAAAGTTCGATTTACCTTATGCCCGACACATGCCGGCCTATAAACTAGGACGTTGGGACGGAACTAAAACTTATTTTAACATTGGCGGCAGTGGATATCTTGCACACCTTGATGTGATTCTAGCAGTAATTGATGATGAAGGTTATGACATCGAAGTCGAAGATCTTAGACCGCATCAGGAATTAAAATTTGCTGCTATCGATGAAAATTACTGGGCCGACAAAGGCAAAGTCTGGCCCAAAGGACATCAACAGGCAGGAGAACCTATTGTTCTAAGAGACTATCAGTATGAGGTAATCAACAAGTTTTTAGAGAATCCTCAGGCCTTGCAAGAAGTAGCCACTGGTGCTGGAAAAACAATTACCACAGCAACTTTAAGCCATCTATGCGAACCTTATGGTCGCACAATGGTAGTTGTTCCTAATAAATCGTTGGTGGTTCAAACTGAAGAAGATTACAAGAACCTAGGCCTGGATGTTGGTGTTTACTTCGGAGATAGAAAAGAATTAGGTAAGACACATACCATATGCACCTGGCAAAGTTTGAATGTGTTAGACAAGAAAAGCTATGACAACGACACCATGACATTGGCAGAATTCTGTGAAGGAGTCTGCGCGATCATTGTTGACGAAGTGCATCAAGCCAAGGCAGAAGTATTGACCAAACTACTGACACAAAACTTTCGTAACTGTGCCATACGCTGGGGACTCACCGGAACTGTGCCTAAAGAACAGTGGGAGTTTCAAGGTATATTGGCCAGTATAGGTCCTGTGATAAATCAAGTATCTGCGTATGATTTACAGGAAAAAGGTGTGTTAGCACAATTGAATATCAATGTGTTACAGACCACAGATGTGCAGGTGTTTAATTCATTCCAGGACGAATACTCATTTCTTGTCACAGACGATAATCGGCTACAATGGATCGCCGGTAAGATCACTGCGTTATCTGCTACCGGTAATACTCTGGTGTTAATTAACAGAATCGATACAGGAAAAAAATTAATTGACTTAATACCAGAGGCAGTGTTTGTCAGCGGCGGTATGAAACTCGATGATCGCAAGGAAGAATATGATGAAATTAAAACAAGTGATGGCAAGATTATTTTGGCGACTTATGGTGTGGCCGCTGTGGGTATTAATATTCCACGTATTTTTAATTTGGTTCTTCTTGAACCCGGAAAGAGCTTTGTCCGTGTTATACAAAGCATTGGGCGAGGCATTAGAAAAGCAGAAGACAAAGATCACGTAGAGATCTGGGATATTACCAGCACCTGCAAATATGCCAAGCGGCACCTAACAGAAAGAAAAAAGTTTTATAAAGAGGCCAAATACCCCTTTACCATTACCAAGGTTAATATATGATACATCCTCTTGAACCTACTCAGTTTTCTGAAAACACATTTAACTGGGATTTTTACGATACTGATTTTTTCTTTAGCCCAGATGGCACACAAGAATTCCCTAATCACCATTGTAAAAAAACGTGGGTAGCTAGTCTTCCTTTTATTACAGAAAAAAGAAATGCTATAGATGTTGGTTGTAGAGACGGCGAATATACAAGATATCTTCACAAAGATTTTAATCATGTTTTTTGTTTTGATTATCGAAGAAGAAAATTATTTCATAAAAATGTTGACCTATCTAAAATTACACATTTTAAATGTGCGTTGGGTGAAGAACATAAAATTATAAAGGTAAGCGGTGGTGGAAGTATAACTGCTGGAAAAGTACCGCAAGAAAAGTGGTATGATGAACAGCTATACACTATAGATGAATTTAATTTTTCAGATATTGATTATATTAAAATTGATGTAGACGGATACGAATTAAATGTTTTACAAGGTGCAGTTAACACCATTAAAAAATACAATCCTCTGTTGGTTGTAGAACAAGAAAACAGTGATACTAGAGCAATTGATTTCTGTAAGATCAATTTTAACTATGACATTTTAGCATGGGATGCTGATCACCGAAACGTAATACTAGGAAAATTAAAATGAGAATACTCACACTAAACAATGAAGCATTTGATCTAAACGAATTGCCGGATCAAGTAGACGAAGATACAAGATTTTCGGTGCTGGATAATTCAAATCCACAGGATCCAGATTTTTATTTCATGCCTTTGATATTTTTAGAATCGTTTAATTCACCGGCTATAGTGCTGAACATAGGAGGCTATGAAGTGCAAATGCCTTTGGATTGGTGCATGGTAGTAGGTGACAAAGATTGTGGGCTTGATCCCGAAGTGTTACCGTTGACTAGTATCAATGAGCGTGGATTTGACGCACTAGTGTTTAATCCGATCAAAGGCTTTAGAGCAGAATATATGCCTATAGAAATTGTTAATATCTATCAGGATGTGCGTTGGTATTTTCCTAAGATGAAAAACGGACAATTATTAACTGTGCCGCTCAGCGAGGAGGTCAATCCACCTTGCGTGTTCTTTGTCAAAGAAGTTTCAAGACAAAGCGAAGTTTTGCAATTACATAAATTGATCTGATTAAATACACACATTAAGGAGATAGCATGAAAGCAGGAAAAGTATGGGGACAGACAGAATTGTTAGAAGCCAACGGTGTATTAGAATTTCATCGTATTGAAGCCAACGCCGGTGGAGTATGTTCTAAGCATAAACACAAATACAAGTGGAATGGATTCTTTGTCGAGTCCGGTGAAATGATTATTCGTGTATGGAAAGGCAATTATGATCTCGTAGACGAAACTTTGTTAAAGGCAGGCGAATATACAAAGGTTGCTCCGGGCGAATATCATCAATTTGAAGCAGTCACAGACTGTGTAGCATTTGAATTATATTGGGCAGAATTTGATCACGATGACATTGAGCGTGAAACTGTGGGGTATTCAAAATGACAAAACAGTGGTTAGGCAGTGGCGGGCTCTGGGAAACAGAATTATATCAAAGCCACAAGAAAGAAAATTTTGAAATTCTAGATAAATTCTTAGGCAGCGCACCAATGAAGATTTTAGATATTGGCTGCGGGCTTGCTTGGGAATCGAGAATGTTCAATGAAAAATATAATTCCGAGCTGTGGTTGTTAGACGGCGATACTAAAGATAACGACTCTAAATCTCCCGAAGCATCAACTGGAAAATATAATAAGACAGCTAACGATTTCTTATTCTATCATCCATTGTCAGAGGTAGACGCAGAATTAAAAAAATTAGGCACTAAAAAATATCATTTAATTGATTGCAATAATATTAATATTCCAGAAGATGTTAAATTTGATTTGATTACGTCGTGGGTGTCTTGTGGTTTTCACTATCCTGTAAACACTTATAAAGATTTGATATTAAAACATTCACATGCAAATACGAGAATTATAATGGATTTGCGAGTGATATACAAAAAGACTAATATGCCCGAGCAAGAAGACGGCGTAGAAATTGTTAATGTGATTAATCAACGAAACAAATATATAATGGCTGAGGTAAAACTATCATGATATCAATAGTAATGGCATATTATAATCGATTAGAATTATTAAGACATACTCTAAAAACATTTATTCAAAGTCGGGAAAAAGACTTTGAAGTAATAATTGTAGATGATTTTAGCAATTTAGAAAACAGTTTAGATACTGTTCCTAGTGAATTTCCGTCGCTGAATATTAAAATAATTAAAATGTCAGATCGAGGATCTAAGACTTGGTTTAATCCCTGTGTGCCGTATAATGTTGGATTCCGTGAAAGTTCTGGTGACAAAATTATTATTCAAAATCCAGAGTGCTGTCATCAAGGCGATGTAATCTCATATGTGAATCAAACATTAACTGATGACAATTATCTAACCTTTCATTGCTGGGCATGTAACAAAGGCGATGTAAGAATTCTACATCAAGGCGGTACAATAGATGTAGGCGGAACAAAATCTAGTAAAACAAAATGGGTTAATCATAGTGTTCACCATCCAGTGGGATATCACTATACCTCGGCAATTACTAGGAAGAACTTGTGTGAATTAAATGGTTTTGACGAAGAATTTGCTTTCGGTCATAGTTATGATGACGACGAATTTTTACAAAGAATTAAAAATAAAAAATTAAATGTAACGTTTGTTGAAGCACCGTATGTTATACATCAATGGCACCCTAAAATGTATAATAACCCGCTGGCGCCGCCAGCAACTGTTAATAATCAACAATTACTTGCCAAATTGCAAGCATCTGTTCCCCCCACTATTAGAGCTAATAATAAGGACAATATTAAATGAAACACAATATAAACGGAAAACGAGCTTCATCGAACGACGAGCTAATGAGATATCTACACTCCGTTGTTAAAGAAGGAGATTCTATTTTAGATCTCGGATGCGGTCCGAAATTATATTCAGATCCATTTAAAGACAGATGTAGCAAAATTATCACAATTGATGCATGGGAGTCAGTGAATCCAGATTTTGTAGCAGACCTAGAAACTGTTGATCTAAACACCTTATTAGGCGGTGAGAAATTTGATTATGTTTTAATGATAGATTTTATCGAACACCTTGATAAAGATGCAGGCATTCGTCTTTTAGATTCTGTGAAAACTCTTACCACTAAAAAAATTGTATTATTGACTCCGTTAGAAGAAATTTGGGATGATAATCATAAAAATGTAAATGATCCAAGATTATGGTGCTATGGTAATACTTTTGACATACATAAAAGTCTTTGGCATAAAGAAGATTTTACAGACTGGACACCATTAGACTTACCTAGTCTTTGCCATTATTTTGTTGGGGTATTTCCAAATGACTAAGGTTCTAACAATTTTAGGAACAAGACCTGAGATTATAAGACTATCTAGAATTATTCCTAAACTTGATAACATTGTTGATCATAAAATATTGCATACCGGTCAAAATTATGATAAAAATTTAAATGATGTATTCTTCAAAGAATTGAGTTTAAGAAACCCAGATTATGTAATTGACAATAAATCTGTATCCTTTGCAGAACAAATTGGTAATACATTTGTAGGTGTTGAAAAATTTGTAAACGAATTTAAGCCTGATAAAGTTTTGATATTGGGCGACACCAATTCAGGCCTAGCAGCAATTATATGTGAAAGATTAGGCATTCCGGTCTATCATATGGAAGCTGGCAATCGTTGTTATGATCTTAAAGTTCCTGAAGAAAAGAATAGAAAAATTATTGATGCCGTGTCTAGTATAAATTTACCTTATACTGAGTTAAGCCGTCAAAATTTATTGCGTGAAGGTGCTGCAAACAACAAAGTATTTGTCACGGGGAATCCAATTAAAGAAGTAATAGATTTTTATGCAAATGAAATAGACAGTTCTCCTATATTATCAGCACTTAATCTTGAAAAAAATAACTACATTATAGCCACAGCGCATCGAGCAGAAAATGTTGATGTTAACGATCGGTTGATTAATATTTTTGAAAGTTTTGAAGAAATATCTAAAGAATATAAGATAGTGTTTAGTTGTCATCCTAGAACCAAACAAAAATTAGCAAAGTTTAATATTTTAGTTGATAATCCAAACATTATAATAACGGAACCTTTGGGGTTTTTTGATTTTGTCAACTTAGAAAAAAATGCACATATGGCAATTAGCGATTCAGGAACGGTTCAAGAAGAAATGTGTTTATTCGGTATACCAACAATTACCATTAGAGATACAACAGAAAGACCAGAAACAGTTTGGTGCGGCTCTAACGTAATTAGCGGCTTGGATAAAGAAAATATTGTTGCCTGCTTTAACAGAATGAAGTCAGCTGACAGGAACTGGAAAATACCTGAAGAGTACAATCAAAATAATGTATCAGACGTAGTTGTTAACATACTACTGTCGAACTAAGGACAATTGATGAAAAAGAAATATGTAGAATTTGACAAATTTGATCTAGAAGATCTTTCTAACGAATTTCAATCTAAGCAACCGTTTAACTATATTGCTATAGATGATTTTTTTACAGAAAAAGTTATTAATGAAACACTAACTGACTTCAACAATGAAAATTTTGAAAGTTGGGACAAGCGTAATCACGATAAGATTCAAATTAAATGGCGTAGTGATTGGAAAGACGATAGTGATGTTCCTGCTAACACATTGGATTTAATTAATTTTTTAAATGGTGGAACATTTTTAAGATTCTTATCTAAGCTAACTGGAATTAATGGGCTTATTCCTGATCCCTATCTAACAGGCGGCGGATTTAACCAGATCAATACAGGCGGCACACTAGCAGTACACGCAGACGGCAACTGGCACGATCTAATGGGAGTACACAGAAGATTAAATGTTATCCTATACTTAAACGATAATTGGCAAGAAGAATGGGGAGGCCATTTAGAAATGTGGTCTAGAACCCCCGACAACAAACCAGGAGTATGCGTTGATAAAATTAGTCCATTACTTAACAGACTGGTTGTATTTAGAACTGACGATTTTAGTTTTCACGGTCATCCTACTCCGTTAAAATGCCCCGAAGATAGAAGTCGTAGATCATTAATTTTGTATTACTATACAAATACAAGACCTGCAGAGGAAGTGGAATCTTTGGATAACAAACATAGAGCATTATTCCACAACCCAGATGACATCGGAGTAAAATATGAATGATAGTATTTTTGACAACGCACGAATTTTAATTACAGGCGGCACTGGCTCGTGGGGGCAAACACTGACTCGATTAATGCTTGAAAAACACAACCCTAAAGAAATTATTATTTTTTCAAGAGGTGAACTTCAGCAGGTATTAATGCAACGTAAGTTTAAAAATCTCAATATCAAATACATCATAGGAGATGTTAGAGACTACGAAGCAGTTAAGTTTGCTACTAAGAATGTTGATTATATTTTTCACATGGCTGCTCTTAAACACGTACCTATCTGCGAAGATCAACCTCAGGAAGCTATTAAAACAAATGTAATAGGTACAACAAATGTTGTTAATGCTGCGATTGAAAATCGTGTTAAAAAAGTCATCGATGTATCCACCGACAAGGCAGTTGAGCCATTGAACTTATACGGAATGACTAAAGCTGTGGGTGAAAAGTTGATTATTCAAGCCAACGATCTAACCGATCATACTAGATTTGTCTGTGTACGTGGAGGCAATGTTATGGGATCTAATGGCAGTGTTATTCCATACTTTATAGAACAGATCCGTAACGGTGGACCGGTTACTATCACTGATCTAAGAATGACTCGATTCTTCTTAACACTCGAAGAAGCTATTGGTTTACTATTTAAAGCTGCCGAAGAAAGTATAGGTGGTGAAACATTTGTAATGAATATGCCAGCGGCATACATCAAAGATATCGCAGACATTTTGATAGATGTCTACGGCGATGCAGAAATTACAGAGATGGGGAGTAAACCCGGTGAAAAATTAGATGAGATGCTGATATCAAAACACGAAGCAGTAATGTCATACAAATATGACGATGCATATTTTGTGATACTACCATTTAATCCTAAACAAACATTAATAGACAAGTATAGCAGCTTAGAGAAGTTTTCAGAAGAAGAGTTTAGTTCTAAAACATTTATTATGCAACGCAATGCCATTAAAGAAATGCTTAAGAAAGGCAATTTTATATGAAAATCTTAGTAGTTGGCAGTAACGGTATGGCCGGTCATGTTATCACTCGATATCTCAAACAACAAGGCCACGATGTAAGCACACTGGCAAGATCTAATGCAGATCTTATTATAGATGTTGAGAATTTTGCAGAAATACAACGCCTCGGTGAAGTTACAAATATTTTTGACTTTGTGATCAATTGTGTGGGATTGTTAGTTAAAGATAGTAACGATCGTCCGGATCGTGCTGCATTGATCAATGGTTGGTTTCCACACTTTTTAGAACATACCTTTTTAAAAAGCAAAACACGAGTGGTTCACTTATCAACTGATTGTGTGTTTGATGGCAAGAAAGGAAACTATGTTGAATTAGATACACACACCGAAACTAACTTGTATGGCAAGTCGAAATCTCTAGGTGAAATTAACAACGATAAAGACGTTACTTTTAGAATGAGTATCATCGGACCTGAAATAAAATCAAATGGCACAGGACTCTTTAATTGGATTGTCAATAATTCTGCAAGTGAATTGCAAGGATGGAACAATGCTTGGTGGAACGGCATCACTACCTTACAGTTGGCAAAATGCATTGATCAATACATGCAAACTCCGGTAATTACGGGAGTGTATCATCTTGTTAACAATGATAATAAGATTAACAAATATGACTTGTTGTGTAAAATAAACGATATATTTGCTCTTAACAAAACCATTATACAAACACAAGGTCCAAAGCCCGTAAACAAAATCTTAATTGACACACGTAAATTATTAGAGTTTAATATTTCCGATTACGATCAAATGCTTATTGAATTAAAAAATCTATGATTCTTCCTTCTTTGAATATACCGGCTCGATTAACGGGTAACTTTTTTTATTTTGCGGCAGATTCAAAATATTTTGATCTATATGGTAAAGCACTGGCCTTAAGTTTACTACAACATGCGCCGTGGGCAAAAGTTCATGTTCACTTGTATAATCCAACAGACAAACAACTAGAATGGTGTTCTCAAAAAAATATAAGTTACACCAACGAATTACTAGATGTTGATGATAAAGAATTTAATACCCTATGTGCCTGCATTCGATTTATACGAATTCCGGAAATATTTGATCCAGCTGCAAAAATTATAAGTTTTGATTGTGATGTGATTGCCAATAAAACAATTCCATTAATTAAATTTTTAGAGGCAACTAACATTAGTAAAATTACTATTCT